CAAGATACTATGCATCCTATTTGATTAACTATTTCATACCTAATATAATTTTAATAGTATTTACCCTCTTCATTTATTTATTTAAAGACTATTTAATACTGAACTTAGCCAAAATGATATCAAATAATTTATTTGTAACTTCAAGTCATGGAGCAATAAATAACGATAGCCTGATGTTAGCTACTAATATTGGTATTATAACAATTGGCTATATCTACTTTGCATTATTCAAACGTTTGATATCACGGAAGCAACTAAAGATTGCTAATTTTGTGCCCAAAATTATTGATGCTAGCTGTATCTGTGAAGATAACTATGAAGAAGTGAAGGGAGAACTCGATCGTGACACAAAATGGAATCTTTCATTACCACCTGTTATGTGTTTACAACAATTCATTAAAATGAAATGTTCAGTTAAGAAAGCTGGGTTAAAACAAATCGCACCCACCTTACCAAATAGTCCTAAGCCTATCATATATCATGTTTGCAAAGCAAACAATTATTGTGCAATTAAAAGGCAAGCTACTGAGGTAGTTTATGCTGACCCTGCCATGGTTATTAAATTCGAAAAGTGGTTTGAAGGAGTATTTAACAAAGAAATACAGCCTTTATTACAACAATTTGAATATACTATGGATGATTGGTTCAATCATTTAGATAGGAAGAAACAGAAAGAAGTTGAAAGCTTGAACTTACGAGAAATGATATTAGACAATTCTTATGAAATGTTTGTTAAAGCTGAAAAACAACTCTATGAAGGAGGTAAAGCACCCAAAAATCGTTGTATTTGTAGCCCTAATAATTGGCACAAATATGTTCTAGGTCCCGTGACCTACAAATTAGAAAAGATCTTTAAGCAGTTTAAAGGATACTGCGGAGGGAAAAATTGGGATCAGCTTCAAAAAATATATAAGGTTAATGAAACTTGTGGCTACACAACAACCATACAGTTAGATGGTAGTGGATTTGATAGAACACAACATTTTGAGTTGAAGAAAATAGTAGATCACCGAATTTATGACGCAATAGCAAAAACTGTACATCATGTACCGAAGTATGTATTTGATTTTTATGCAAAACCAGAATGGCGTAAGATCAAATTTGTCAATACAGTTAAGCTATCTAGCGGTAAAGTACAAAAACAAAATTCGGGATTTATATTACAGAGAGGAAAGACATTTTCAGGTAGTATGGATACCACTTTAATGAATACTTTGAGAATGGC